TCAGAACAAGCGAAGCCATCTACATCGACTTCAACCCGGTGTCGGAGTTCTGGGCGCACACGGAGGTCTTAGCCGAGCAAGACAGTGAGTTGCTGGTGCTGACATACCGCGACAACGAGGCACTGCCGGCGACGATCCGCGACGACATCGAAGCGGCGCAGGTCAAAGCGGCAACATCCAACTACTGGGCGAACTGGTGGAAGGTCTACGGCTTGGGTGAGGTCGGATCACTGCAGGGCGTGGTCTTTGACGACTGGCAGCAGGTCGACGGCATCGACTTCGCTGGTGACAAGCTGGTCGCCATCGGCTTGGACTGGGGATACACGAATGACCCTACGGCGGTGGTGGCCGTTTACAAGCGTGGCAGTGCAGTGCTGGTTCATGAGCTGATGTACAGCACAGGCTTGACCAATCAAGACATTGCTGAACACCTACGCAAGCTGGGCATCGGCAGGTCGTGGCCGATCATCGCGGACAGTGCAGAACCCAAGAGCATTGAAGAGGTGCATCGCCTTGGCTTCAACATTCACCCGGCAACGAAGGGCGCAGACAGCATCAGAAACAGCATCGACATCCTGAAGCGGCAGCCGATGCTCGTGACGCGTGAATCGACGAACCTGATCAAGGAGTTGAGGAACTACACTTGGGATACTGACCGCACTGGTGCATCGTTGGGAGTGCCGATTGACAAGTACAATCACGCTATCGATGCGGTGCGCTACGTTGCATTGAACAAGCTATCCGCCAACGCTGGGGGTAGGTACGTGATTATGTAGTAAATTTGCAGTATGATACATCCAACCGCAATTATAGAAGAAGGCGTAGAACTTGGCGAGAACGTCAAGGTCTGGGCATTTGCACACATCCGCACTGGTTCCAAGATTGGCGACAACTGTGTCATCGGTGAAGGTGCGCACATTGACACAGGAGTGCAAATTGGCAACAACGTCAAAATCCAAAATCACGCGCTCATATATCACGGCTGCATCATTGGCAATGATGTTTTCATCGGGCCGAACGTGGTGACGACAAACGACTACTATCCGAGCGTTTTTGGCGACTGGAAGAACAACGGTAGGTTCAGGTCAACATACTTCTGCAAGGGGTGTAGCATTGGGGCGAACAGCACAATCATCTGCGGAGTTCGTATCGGGGTTGACGCTTTGGTAGGTGCAGGCAGCGTTGTCACCCGCGATATTCCTGATGGCTTTCTGGCGTATGGCAATCCAGCAAGACCAATCAAAGAGAAATGAGAATCCTAATCGCATCGCTTTTTTTTCGCAAGTACACAGGATCAGAGTTGTACGTCTTGCACGTTGCCAAAGGCTTGAAAGCTATGGGACACAACGTAACGGTCACCTCGCCATACATGGACTACCCATTGATCGCAGAGGCTGAGATGGCAGGCGTGCAGGTTAAGGCGTGGACAGAGTTGACAGGACGTGAGGCGTACAACGTCATCCATGTTCAGCACAAGCAGGTCACTGAACATCTGTGCGTATTGTTTCCAACTACACCGAAGGTCGCTACGATACATAGCGTTTTTTACGATTTAGAGCGGCCTGTGAAGCACGAAAGCATCAAGGGGTATATCAGTATAGCTCAACACGAAAAGCACGAAATACACGCAAGATATGGCGTTCCCTTAAACAAGATAAGCGTCATCTACAATCCAGTTGATTACAGCCGATTCAACACCGATGGCGTTCAGGATGGCGGCTATGTTTTACTGGCGGGAACTGTTGATTTCATGCGCAAGGCGATGATTTACGATGCGGCAGCGTGGTGCAAAGAAAACGACAGGCCATTTGTGTTGGTGGGTTATGATCATGGCGACTACTTAAAGGACTTGATTGACCGCTTTCCAGTTCACTACTGCGATTCGGTGAGCAACATTGAAACGCTGGTTAAGGGATGCCACTTTGCATGTGGTTTGCATATAGGTAGAACGACGATAGAGGCGTGGATGTGTGGCAAGGGTGTGATGAGTTATCACTTTAACGCGGAAGGTGCAGTGACCAAGCGCGAGATGCTAACAGTACCTGCAGACATTGCTAACTATCGCAGTGAAACGGTATGCGGCCAACTTTATGCACTTTACCTTAAAGCCATAAAAGGATGAGCATCCTCAACAAAATCACCGTCGACCAGTTCCAGCGCATTGTGTCGATTGAGGCGAACGCAATCTACATTACAAGCGACAAGAAGATTGGTGTCATCGCCGTTCTTGACGGCATCCCGATCGAGCAGGTCAAGAAGATGACGATTGCGGAGGTCAACAAGCGTTATGGTGAGATCAACGCGGCGAGCAAATCGCTATCGTCACTGGCGGCTAAGCGTCACGCCAAGGTTGCCGGAAAGTGGTATCAATTTGAGTGGTTCATCGACGAAATAAGCGCAGGGCAGTTGGTCGAGCTGTATTCCTACGACATGACAAGCGAACAGGGGGTGATTGACAACTTGCACCTGATCTTGGCGACGCTTTCGAGGGAGTGCAAGGTGTGGAAGTGGTGGCCGAAGGCGTATGACGGCAAGGGTCATAAGCAGCGCGCAGAGGCGATGTTGCAGATGAACATGGGTGACGTTTGGGGATATGCCGCTTTTTTTTTGCAGCTTTCCGAGCCTTTGTTGACGATTATGCGGAGGTCTTTGACGGATCAGGAGATGACGACGACAACGGCCAAGGCGTAAAAAAGCCGAACTACGGCTGGGTCGGTGTGGTCTACCGGATGGCCGGCAAAGATCCTCTGCGCATGGACCAGGTATTCAACATGCCGGCAAGGGAGTTCATGAACGCGCTGTTGCTGATGAAGGCTATGCCGTAGTGCATAGATTTCCGCGCTGCGATATTTACCTGCATGAAATTTACCACAGAGATAGAAGGCGACGTACTGGGCATCGGCGCTGACGTGACTAAGGAGTTCAGCCTGTCGCGATCTCCTGACGTGAACGCGGCGCTAATTCGGTGGATGCAGGATGTAATCAAGCTGACGGTTGAAGGCATTGAGCGCGTTGACGCCAAGGCTACGCTCAACCTACGGCAGTCGGTAGGCTTCGCGGAGTTGCCTGTTGAGCAGAAGGTCGCGCAGGTTGCGATGGAGATGGCCAGCTACTGGAAGTTCGTCGAATACGGCGTCAATGGCGTGCGTGTCAACAGGGGTGCGCCGTTCAGCTTTCGGAGTATCAACCCAAGTCCTTCGCACGTGGCAGCGATCCGCAAGTGGGCAATCGACAAAGCACTCGGCATCCCTGCTGACGAAATCGACGCGGCGGCGTACAACATCGCCAAGTCAATAAAACGCAGAGGCATCAAGGGGCGGCCATTCCTCAACCCAGTGCTAAGCGACGCTAAGTTGGATGAGCTCGTCAGCAGCATCGCCGAGGTCGTCGGCAAGGAAATATCAATTTCAATCAACGTATGAGCATAACTATAATATCCGCGCTTCCATCGCTGCTACCTGTCGGCAACAGCGACGTGGTGGTGGTCAGTAGCAACAACACCGCTTCTGCCAACTTCCGCTATATCTGCGACGTGTCGGGGTCGCTTTCCTCCGCGCGATTGAAGTGCGACAAGCTGCCAACGACGAACAACGGCTTCTTCGGTGTTAGCAAGGTCGTTGAGACGCTGATTGCGCCGAAGATACCACAGCTGACGAGCGGCTGGCAGGATGGCGGCTACGCTGTCAACACGAACCTGACCTTCCGCGAGGAGTTCGGCTCACCTCCGACGGTGGCGACAGGCGGCACAACATCAGCGTCGCTGATCGCGTGGCAGGCGGCGTTTCGCCAGCAGGACTACGCGGCCTATTCGCCGAGTGCGTACATAGCGGCGACGGTGTCGGGTGACACGCCAGCGATTAAGACGTTCAGCAATAGGCCAGTGACTTCAACGCTTGGATCGGGTGATAGCGACTTCATCGGCGTGCTTTCCAATGTTTCGGGCATCGCGCTGCGCGTCAGCTACGACGGTGGCACACCGCGTGCAGCCTTTCTGGTGACCGGAAGCGTTTCGGCAATCAGCAACATCATAAACGCCGGTCCTTATGGGGTCTATAACCTAACCTCGTCGCAGTGTTCCGACGGCAACGCAGGGAGCGTCAACTTCCCTACCGATGGCGGCAAGATTGCGGTCTTGGTCACTTTCAACACGGCAGGCACGAATACAAGCGCGTTCAGCCGCACCGCTGCATACACCTACATCATCGACAACTGCCAGCGCTACAACGACCTGCGTGTTTTCTTCCGGAATATGTACGGCGGTGTTGACGGCTACACGTTCACACGGATGAACAGGCAGCGCGTTGATGTTGACCGCAAGACCTACGGCTACAACGCCAGCGTCTACGGCGATGACGTCTACGACAAACAGTGGTCGGTGACGTACCGCGACACCTACACGCTGAACAGCGACTGGCTCACCGATGCGGAGTTCACATGGCTGCAAGAGATGATCTACGCTTCGGAGTGCTGGATTCAACTTGGCACGCAGCTGGTGCCGGTCGTGGTGCAGACCAACACCTACAACGTCCGCAAGCGCGTGGTCGACAAGTTGCAGCAGATCAGCGTTGACGTTCAAGTTGGCTACGAAAACACCGCGCTATGAGTAACGTTAAATTCGTCTGCTACCCGGACGCGGATGCGCCATCAACAGGCTTTGATCTTGACGTTTCGGGCGACACCGACATTGCGGTCACCTTCAGCGTTCAGGATTTGGCTGACGTCACCAAGCGCAAGGGTGCGTTCAGCAAGACGATTGCGTTGCCATCCACGAAGGGCAACGACGCCGCGTTTCGCCACGCCTACAACGTGCAGAGTTTCGTTGGCGGCTTCACACCAAACAAGCAGGTCAAGTGCGCGGTGTGGAGTGACGGCGTTCAGGTATTC